TCATCCCGTAGCCCTTGTAGAGGCGTGCGGAGAACGACAAGCCGGTGCGCTCGTCGAACAGCGTGGCGATCTCCTCGCCAGCATCGCCACCGGGTGGCTGGGCAGGCGGGCGCATCGCAAGCTCGATGGCGTTCTTGTGGAACGCGAGGTTTGCGGCGTAGCTGTTGCCAATGGTGACGGCCTTGTTGTCAACGATCAGCCCGCGCAAGCCTGGCTGGTTGATGACCACGCTGCCCGAGGTGGCGGTGAGGCCGGTCTTGACGACGTAGGCTCCTGCGCTCGGATCGTCAGCCACGGTGATGATGTCACCAGCCTTGAAGCCAGTGGTGTTGACCGTGCCGCCATCAACCGTCAGGGTGGTCGAGCCGACCGCCACGTTTCCAGCGTTGATCAGGTAGCTGGCACCAGCGCCCTTCGTGTGGGACTGGACTCCCGCGCTGGAGCGGATCGACATGTTGAACAGGTTGAGCAACTCGCCCCGGCGAAGGGTGGCATCGGTGCCAGCATCGCCGACGTTGGTCAGACTCGACCGCTTGCGCAGGTTGGCGGCAGCGGCGGTGTTCAGCACGCAGGACAGCATGCCGTCAGACATCGGGGTGCCGTTGTCTTCAAGGATGCGGTAGAGGTCCGAAAGGACTTCAAAGTTGGAGCCGAATGGAGTCGTTCCAGCAGTTCCAACAGCGCGGCTGGAGTTCTGGTAGGCGACGGTTGCAATCGAGGCTTCGACCTGATTGATCATCTTGCGGATCGCCTGAGCGTAGAGAGCCTGCAAGGCGGCTTCAGCGCCAACCGTGTTGGCAAGTTGCGCCCATTGCTCGCCCTTCAGGGGGATGCTTGCGCCAGCGTAGAGCGAAAGCGACAGGGTTTCGGCGCTGGTCGTGATGTCAGCCGCGTCAGGCGGGGTCATCGCCGGGGTGTAGCTGGTTTCCAGCGTCGGCTCGGTGGTCCGCATCGAGATGACGGTTCCACCAGAGGACACGCCCTCAGATCCGCCGTTGACGATAACGCCTTGGGCGAAGCCGGTTGGTTCCCTTGCGACGATGTCGCGGGCTTGATAGAGGACTTCGGTCAGTCCGGTGAGTGAGATGTCGTTGGCCATAATGGTCTAGGTTTGAGAGTTGGTTATTCGGTGATTTTCCCGCCTTCGCGGATGAATGCGTTTCGCTTCGGGTGAGAAAGATTGTTGAAGGAAGAGCGGGAGATTTTGGCCACCTTGGTTTCCTCTTGTTCTGCGTTTTGGGTATCGAGTGGAGGATGCCCGGAAGCGACGATGCGGTTGGTGACAAGCTTGTTGACCGCTTCCTTGATCGGGCAGTCTTCGCTTCCCTCGTCTTCAATGGCGGACTCGATAGCCTTGATTACAGACTCAGGTGCCTTCGCGGCTTCAAGCTCCTGCTTGGTTGCGTTGTGGGCATCTGCCTCGGCCTTGCAGAGAGACTCTGAGCTTTCCGCTTTAGCCTTGAACTCTTCGACCTCGTCGATTGCCGAAGCAAGCAGGTGATCTGCTTCGGTAAGCTTCGCGGTGAGGCTTTGGATTTCGGAGTCTTTGGCGATAAGCTCGCCGTTGGCAAAGTCGAGCTTCGCCTGAAGCTCTCCGTTTGGAAGTAGTCGGTCGAGAATGCTCATTTCGTTAGTGCTTTGCTTTTGCAATTTATTTGCGTTTTTGTCAATCGGGGATTTTCCAACGATGGAATCGGCAAACTTGCGCTCAACCGCTTCCGCTGCGCCCATCCAAGTCTCCTTTTTCATCAGTTCGCGCATCTCGTCTTTGCCCGCGCCGGTAACGCCCGCGTAGATCCCGGCGATCTCGTCGCTCATTTCGTCGAGGATCTTAGCGGCTCGCGCATGGTCGCCGGAGTCTCCAGCGACAACCTGCTGCGCTTCGTGAATCATGATCCGCGAGCCTTGCGTGATCCGGCGCTCGTCTGCCGCCATGAAGATCACCGATGCCATGCTGGCGACGATGCCGTTGCCGGTTGCGATGACCTTGACGCCACGCTCCCGCATTCCCATGAGGGAATGGTAAACGCGATACCCGTCGAGAACGCTCCCGCCTGGGCTGTTGATTTCGATTTCCAGCGTCTCAAGCGCGTCGTCAGCCTTTGCCGTGAACTCGCCAATGCGCAGGTTTTCGGCTACTGCTTTCGCTCCGTAGAGCTTTTCAATTTCACCGATCAGGTCGTCAGAACTCCACGGCGTCACCGCATCGTTCAGCTTCACCTTTCCGGTCCTGTTTTCAATCTGGATCAGATTCATAGTCGTTGCATTTGTTGAGTTTTCAGATTCGTTTCGGCGCACCCAAGCGGCTGCCCATGTTTGGCCTGGATCGCCACCCCACAGCGCCCACGCGATGCGCCCAGCGGATGGGTAGCCATCCTCACCGGGGGAGAAGCCCTGCCCCTTCTTGTCCACCTCGTGGCGCGAGAAATAGCTGTGCATTCTGCGGATTGTGTCGTCCGAAAGATTGGCGCGACGAGAAATATCCCTGGCGCGTGCCACGCCGATTCCCGTGCCGCCACGACCGTATTCACGCCGCCACTCAAGGCCGCGTTTAGCCTCGGCAATCATGCCTTCGTTGGGGTAGTTCTCGTCAGGCATCTTCCTCTTGGGTTTCTTCGGCTTCGGTTGATTCCTGATCTTCCGGCGGGCGCGATTGCATCGACGGATTCATGTCATTGGCGGTAAACATGCCCTTGTAGCGAGGATCGAGCGTCACCCCGCCCTTCTGCTGGGCCGCCTCAAATGCCTGCTCCTTCTTGACGGCATTGTCGAACTTGCGCGGCCAGTAGTCCTCCTCGTCCTTGCCAAGGTCGGATAGAATGTCCTCGTCGGAAATTACCCCGGCCCGCCAGAGTTCCAGCATGGCCTTTGAAATCCTACCGTCGTCGATGGTGATGACGGGAGGCATATTGAAATCCCATCTCCACCAGTCTTCAGACTCGCCGATCCGCCCAAGCTTCTTGAGCTTCTGGGTGGCGTATCCAATACACCGCTTGGCGAGAACGCGAAGCGATGCCTGCCGGTCTTTAACCGTGCGGCGGGCAAGCTCGATCTCCTTTCTTTCTGCCGTTCCTTGGCCTGTGGCCGACCAAACCATGGCAACCGGCCAAGGGATACCGGAGAGCGTCATGCGGATCATGCGGTCGTTGTAGTCGCTCCACATATTGCCAGGGTTCTCATGCTTGAGAACGTCGATCTTACTTCCGGTTCCGGCTCTGAAATGCTTGACCGCGCCACCCTCCATATACCGGACGGTCGTGCCTCTCTCTTCTGACACGCTGGAGCTTCCCGCGAAGTGATTGCCAGGCATCCCGTCGTCAGGAACTCCGCTTTCGTTGGACTCAATGAGCGCGATGGAAGATCGGATCAGCATGTTAAGCCGCTCCCATTCGTGCGACTGCATCGAGTCCCGAATGTCGTTTAGTCCGTGCGTGATCGAGGGGTAGCCACGCTTGCTCTCGGGGTAATCCGACTCAAAGCAATGGATCATCGATGTGGCCGGGATGTCCTTGAAGCTGGTCTTGTCATCCTCCATGTATCGGTAGGCGATGACTGTTCCTCGCTTGTTGCAAATCACCCCGTCGAGGATCATGCCGCCCGCGTATGGTCCCTCTTGAACCACCTCTTGGGTCACGCTTGACCCATTAAGGTAGCTGGACCGAATCCGGTGGGACGGCACCACTTGCAGTGCTGGGTAGCCGCTGTCATGCTCCGTCAGAAGGATGAAAACCTCGCCGTCGCGGTCGAGGAGGATCGATGAATGGTATAGGATGTCCGTGAATCCCCGGCCACCGCCCCGGATGTCGGCAATCGGGCAGAACTCCTCCCTTACAACGCGTTCCGCCTTTTTCCTCCACCGTTCGGAGGTGGATGCGTTCTTCGGCTTCCACGCGTCGCCCACGGAGAACATGGCGATCTGGCGGATAGCACCTTTGATCGGCCCGAAGTTCTCGATGATCGACCGCGACACGGAAACCAAGGTTTGCCTGTCGTAGGGGGTGATGAGCTTTTCAATGTCGTCCAGCCGGGTCGGTTGCCAAGGCCGCGCATTGGAGTTCGCCTCGCTTCCGTGAGAGAAGCGGCGGTAGGGTGTTGCCGGGTTTCCGTTAGCGTCAACGATCATAGGGTTAGCAGAAGCGTGCGTGGTAGGTTCGACTTGGCCGGATTCCGGTATCCAAACCCCTGAGTGCCAAGTTCATCGCGTTCAACCGGTCGGTCGTGCTGGTGTCGATCCGCGTCGTGTAGTTCACGCCGTTCTTTCCGCCCGTCACGATTGTGCCGCTGGTCGCGCCAGACATGATCGCGTCGGCAAGTGTATCGTAATGCGTCTTGAGCGCGGCAGTAAGCACCGCATCCCCCTTCGCACGGTCATAGAAAACCTGCGCAAGCCTTACAATGTCTGCCATGCGGTGTAGTAAATTACAAACGCAAGCAAGTTGCAAGAGCTGAAATTTACTCCTTGGCCTTGATGTGGCCCCTCATCATCATGAAGCCGGTTGCTGCCATTTCAGTGTCCAGGAGGTGATTGTCCTTCTTTCCGATTCGCTGCCAGATTTGCACCTGCCGGTTGTCCCGGCCTGCGACAATCGAAACCTTTCGCTCGGAGTTCATGTGCTGCTTGAAGTCGGGACAAACGTCGTCCGGGAACTCCCATCGCCCCAACCGCCCAGCCCGAAGGTCCGCGAGAACATCCTTGATCGGGTTCACGCATAGGTTTAGGAATGACATTTTCAACCCTCCACCGGACTGCCCCGACTGAATCCGAGAATAGGGAGCCTTGACGATTCCGCTCGCCGTAGGGATCGGGAAGCTGTCTTGCTGGACTCCGTGGTAAGCTGTCCAGCCAAACTTGGAGCATTGCTGGTAAACGTAGTCGCGGCGATACTGGGCATCAACCATAACGCACCTCTCCCGCACTTGATAACGCTGCCGCATTTCCTCTGCTTCCTCGAAAGTGAGGAGCTGCCCGCAATTCAACTGCTTTGAGTTTCCTTCCGAGTCGCAAGCCCGAATCGTAAACCAAAGCGAGTTCTGCTGAACGTCCATGCACATGCAGCGGTCGGCCTCGTTGTCGATCAACCTGCCGTCCGCGTAATCCTCGATCTTGTAGCCGCCTGAAATCAACTCGGCAGGCGGGTCGAACTGTGACGGCTTCCAGAACTCCGCCAGCCGCTTCTTCACGAAGATTTGAAGAAGCGACAGATCGCCTCTTGCCTTGGCGTCCTGTGCCTCCTCCCATTCCATCACGGCTTTCAGCCACGGGATTCGCCAGATCGCCAGCACGTTGCAATGAAATCCGACATGCCCTTTGACTGAATGCTGGTTGGTCGCGATGTATCGACCGGTCTTTGCGAGCTTCCGGCGTTGGACCGATGTGTCCTTGTATTCCGCCTTGCAGTCCTGATTGGAGCATTGGTAGTAGATCGTTTCCGCCGTCTTGTCCCAGTCAATGGACCCGTCTGGCAGGGTCTGCTTTTCCCACTTGAGCTGATTCCAGAAGTATTTCTGGACCGTCGAACAAGAGGCGCATTCA